CGCAGTTTGCGCGCATGTCCGTTGACAAACCCGTAGAATTGGCGCTACATATTCTGCAGCGTCGCGGGATCGATCCCCGGACCGTTTTTGGCGGCCAGCCTGTTCAACAGAACGGCACCCAGCCACAAGCCCCGGACATCCGCTCCTATGTGGCGCAAGCCGTGCAGCAAGCCTTGCAGCCCATCCAGGCCCAAGTGCAGCAACGGGAAGAACAGCAGCATATTTCAACGATTGATGCGTTTGCCGCAGACCCAGCGCATCCGTACTTCAACGATGTTCGCGCTCAGATGGGCGTCCTTATGAAGTCCGGTTACGCCACAACCCTGCAAGACGCATACGATCAGGCGACTTGGGCAAATCCTTCCATCCGGCAGGCGCTGTTAGCGCAGCAAGCCGGGGACGCCGCGAATGCCAAAGCGCGCGAGGTCGAAGCAGCCCGCAAGGCGGCTTTGCTCTCACCGAGTGGGGCGCCCGTACATGGAAGCAATTCCGTGATTGGGAACTCCGATGGATCAATTCGCGGCGACTTGATGGCAGCCTTACGGGCGCAGCAGGGAGCCGTCTAACCTTAAGGACACGCCCTAATGGCATCGCCCAATTATTCGGAAATGGCGACTACGACCTTGGTGCATCGCTCCAAGAAGCTCGCCGACAACGTCCTGAAGAACAACGCCTTTCTGCTCCGCCTGAGCGAGAAGGGCAACGCCAAGCCCGTCAGCGGTGGCCGCACCATCGTTCGTGAGCTTGAGTATCAGGAAAACGGCACGTTCACCCGTTACGCGGGTTACGACACCGTGTCGATCGCTCCGTCCGACACCTTCACGGCGGCTGAGTTCGACTGGAAGCAGGCGGCGGTGGCCGTCTCCATGTCGGGCCTCGAGCAGCTGATGAACAGCGGCCCGGATGCGGTGATCGATCTCCTCGAAGCGCGCATCAAGAACGCCGAAAAGACCATGATGAACAACATCGCGGTCGATTGCTACTCGGACGGCACGGCCACGGGTTCCAAGCAGATCGGCGGCCTGCAGTTGCTGGTTGCCGACTCGCCCACCACGGGCACGGTCGGCGGCATCAACCGCGCGACGTGGACCTTCTGGCGCAACTACGCCGGGTCGGGCACGTTCACCGCCGCCGGCATCCAGGCGGGCCTCAACACCATGTACGTCAACCTGGTGCGCGGCAAGGATCGCCCGGACCTGTTCCTGGCGGACAACACGGCCTATACGAGCTATCTCGGCTCGCTGCAGGCTATTCAGCGCATCACCAGCGACAAGATGGCGACTGCGGGCTTCACTTCGCTGAAGTTCATGGACGGCGACTTCGTGCTGGACGGCGGTATCGGTGGCGGCGCTCCGTCGAGCCACGTCTACGCGCTGAACACCGACTACATCTACTACAACCCGCATCGGGACCGGAACATGGTTCCGCTCGACCCGGAGCGGTTCAGCGTTAACCAGGACGCGATGATCAAGATCATCGGGTTCGCCGGCAACCTGACTCTGGGCAATGCCCAGCTGCAGGGCGTCCTCAAGTAATCCCAGGGCACAGGAGAAACACACATGACTACTGCAACTTGGGCACCCGTGGACGCGCAGTTTGGCGGGTCCGTTCCTGGCGCTTCGGCGGACGCGGCTCAGACGCTTCCGCTCGGTGGCGGCACGACTGTTGGCGCTGCCGGCAGCAACCCCGCTGTCGGCACCATCCGCCGTTTCTACGATACGACCGGCAAGTACGGTATTGGCGAGTTCATCTACCTTCCGGGCGTTGCTTCGCTCGCGGTGGGCGATGTCGTCGAATACAACCTGTCGGCGGGCGTGAACGGCACGACCGACGCCACTGTTGTCCGTTGGGCCGGCACCGCCGGCTCGGGCAAGCCGCTTGCGGTTTCCATGACGGCCAACACTTCGGCCACGACCTACAGCTGGTTTCAGATCAGCGGCGCGGCGGTGCTGAACACCAACGGCACGGTTGCCGCTGGCGACAAGGCTTTCTGGCAGGCGACCGCCGTGGTTTCGTCCACGCAGGTCAACGGCAAGCAGGTCCTGGGCGCGGTGGCTTTCTCGGCCAACGGCGTTCCGGCCGCCAACCAGGCTGTTTACACGATCAATCGCCCGCATGCGCAGGGCCAGATCGTCTAACCATAGCGTACAGGCGGGAGGGCTTCGGCCCTCCCGTTTTTCCTTTCCAACGGACGCCCGCAAGAGGGCCATGGAGGCAAAGTGTCAGCAGATCCGATTATTTTCCCCGTTCGTGACGACGCCGTTCCCAACCGCAAGGATTGGAACTCGGTATGGTTTGAGTGGCGCGAGGACAAGGACGAGCAGGCTTCGATGGAAGCCGGAAAGCCGATTTTCGATACCGTGGTGATTGCCAACATCATGGGGCCGGGCATGCAGAAATCGACGGCAACGCGCGTTGTGCTGCGTAAGAAGCCCGATGGCCGCATCATCGAGGATGCGCGCAATTTGAAGGAATACCTTGACGCCTTCCTGAAGGGCGATGCGGGCATGCTGGCGGGCACGCCGCTGGCGGAATTGACGATCCTCGATCATGGCGTGATCGCCACCCTGAAAGCGATCGGCGTTCATAACGTCGAATCCCTGGCGGCTCTTGCCGAGACGGCGGCCCCGCATCTGCTGGGCTTCCGCAAGTACAAGACGGCGGCGCAGGCGTTCCTTGACCAGCGCGACGGGCAAGCCCCGTTGAACAAGCTGGCGGCTGAATTGGAAGCCGAGCGCGAGAAAAACGCCGCACTGCAGGCCAACTACAGCGACCTCGTTGCGCGCGTTGCTGAACTCGAATCCAAACGGAAAAAGGCTGCCTAATGGATTTTCTATCCCCCGCCGTCCGCACCAAGCTCGCAGCATTATTGCTAAACGGCGGTAATGGCGGGGGAGCCTCTGCGCCCAAATCTGCGGGCATGCCGTCCGTGGGTGGTTTTGTTCCTCCGGCCAATCCGTCGCCGGACCAGCCGCCACCCGCTTATACGCAGCCATTCGCGGGACCGCACAATGCGCCCTATGGCCTGCCGCAGTATCAGACGCCGCCATTCAATCCCAATGGCGGGGCGACGAGCTACATGCCGCCCATGAACCTGCCCAACCCGAATCCGGTCAATCCGCAGACCATGCCGAGCGTGTCGAGCATTGACCGGCAAGTGGCGCAGGCCAACCCGCCGCCGCCTGTGCCGCAGGTTCCCCCGCCGCAGGCGTCCACCATGCCGGCCAGCCAGCCCGGCATGATGGGAATGAACGGGGACGTACCCATTGGAATGGAGATGCAGGGGATGCAGTCGCAACAGCAGCTTCTCGACCAGTGGCGGAAGATGATGGATCTGCAGCAGTGGGCGCGGCAGGGGGGCTCAATGAGCGCCCTCACGATAATCCAGACCGCCGCCGCATGGCTTGCCCTGCCGATTCCGTCCGCAGCTTTTGCCGCGACGGATACGCAATCAATCCAACTGCGTAACCTGTTGAACGAAGAGGGCGCGGAGTTGGTGACGTGGCCGGATCACGCCTGGACCAAGCTCATCAAGGAAAAGACTTTCACGACTACAGCGGCAAGCATCCAGACCGGCGCGCTGCCGACAGACTTTGGCCGCTTCTGCGATAACTCGGCTTGGGATCGCACGACAGATCGCCCGCTGTGGGGGCCGATGTCGCCGCAGCAGTGGCAGCAGGAAAAGGCGGGGCCAACCTTCACCAGCATGTATTACGGCTTCCGCATCAGGGGAAACGATTTCCTGATGACGCCAACGCCGACCGCAGGCGATACGGTGGCCTATGAATACGTGTCAAACCTGTATGTCTACGCATCGGGCGATGTAACGCCGACCAAGAGCGCTTTTTCCGCCGATACGGATACGTCGATCTTTGATGAAACATTGATGGCGCGAGGCATCCGCTGGCGGTTCCTGCGGGCTAAGGGCCTGTCTGCCGAGGCGGAATACCAAACATGGCTCGAAATGGTGCAGCGGCTGGCGGCGCGCGATGGCGGCATGCCGAAGCTGAGTGCCTCAAGGAACTATCCGTGGGTCAGACTATCCCCCTTCATACCAGATGCAAACTGGAACACCTAAA